GCTACTGCAACCGGGCTGGCATCACATGGGTCAGTCAGACAAGGCTGGCCAAGGAGCTCGACATCACCCAGCAGGCAGTCGCCAAGCAGTTCAAGCAGCTCAGGGAGTTTGGCTACCTTGAGACCATCCGCAAGGGGTTCAAGGGCGAGCGCACAGACACACTCAGGGTCATCTTCGACCCAACGGTAGACGCAGCCACAGCCATGGCAGTCACCAGCACAGTCGAAGACACCCGGCCACCAGTCATCAAAAGGGAGCAAGCAATGGAAGCAGATCAACCAGACCCAGAGGGCCAGCGCAGAGTCGCCCAAGCAATCAGCAAAGTACTCAAGCAACCAACCAAGAGGATCAAGACCATGCCCAAGTCAGGCGAGACAGTCACAGTCAGGAACATGAAAGCTGCCATCCAAAAGGCTCAGTCCAAGCAGTCCAAACCTGTGGACAACCTTGTTGACAAGCAGTCAGACAATCACAACCCACAGGTTGTAAATGAGGAGGCTCTCCATTCACAACCTAATCACAACCTGCAGGTTGTAGATAACACAGAAGAACACAAGAGAGGTCTTCCTGTAGTAAGTAATCTTGTTACAAGTAAACATCTAAAAGAAGAAGACAACATGTTAGTTCTGGACAACCGAGAAGTCGAAGAGTTGCTGGCCGACGGCATCAGCGCCCAGCAGATCGAGGACAGCCTCGACACCCTGCTGCCGCTGTATGCAGCCGAGGGGATCAAGCCCAGCGCCAGCGTCCTGATGGCAGGCATCCGGCAGTTGCAGGCAGATGCCAGATGATTAGATGCCTCTGCGAGCCACAGAAACCAGCCTTCCAGCCACGATCACAGGCTGGTCTAGGCAAGGGTAGCCACCCAACCCATCAGCGCGTTGTAGGCCGTTTAAATCGGTCTGTCCAACCCGCAGACGAACGTATGGATTCTGTACACGCCTACCAGATCAAGGGGTGTCTGGCTGCTAGCGGCACGGCCTTCCTATATGCGCCAGCGTGTGCGCAGGCGATCCGCGCCCGACGACGCGCCCGGAACGCGACCCCTTGCCCCCCACCCCTCACGGTAGCGACCGGGGCCCATCCAGAAATTTTCCCCACTTTTTCCAACTGAACGACAATCACCCAAAAGGAGTCATATGCAAGAAGATCGTGAAATCAAGCCTAGTGAAGGCAAGGCGTGGAAGAACGCTGACAAGACTGAGACATGGCACGGGGACTACAAGGGCACGTTTGTGATGCCTGATGGCACCAAGCACTTCTTAGACATCTACGTCAACAAGAAGCCTGATGGCGAGCCTTGGTTCAAGATCAAGGTTGGCAAGGCCAAGACGACTCAGTCTGCTGCTGCGCCGGTGTTTGCTGCTGCCCAGCCGCAGCCCAAGGCTGTGGTGCCAGACCTTGATGATGACATTCCCTTCTGATGAGCAGGGGCACTAAGTCAACGGTGATCCCTCCCCTGACCAACTGGGGTGGGGTGAGGTCTGTGCAGCGCAGACTGGAGCGCAGCTCGACCATTGTGGCCAACAAGGAGGCTGTGGCCTATGCGCTGCTGTCCATGGCCAACACCAAGATCACTGACATCATGACTTGGGATGAGAGCGGCAATGTGACGGTGAAGCGCTCTAGCGATATACCTGAGCACGCATTGCATGCGATCAAGAACATCAAGGTGAGGACTGACAAGGATGGGGTCAGCACCTTGGAGATTGAGCTGTATGACAAGGTGGGTGTGCTGCGCCTGCTGGCCAAGGCCAGTGGTCTGTTGGACAACCCTGATGACGACAACAAGCCATCTGTGATTGACATCAATGTGGTGGCACCGAGGGGGGAATCATGATGTACAGGTGTTCTAAGTGCGGGGTCAGGTTGAGCCGACACAGCGACAAGGCGTGGATCAAAAGCTACTGCGGCAAGACTGACCAATTTGGCAGGCTCATAAGGGAGAAGAACAATGCTTGACGAAGGCGAGATGGAAGAGCTCAGAGCGCAAGACAGGTTTGAGCGTAGATACCGTGGAATGCTGATGAACCACCCTGATTGCAGGGATCCTGACCACCCCGGCTGTGAGCTGTGCGAGGAAAACGACGATGTGGCGCAAGAGACAGATAGCTGAAAGATTGGAGCAAGAAGATGGCCCGTACCAAAGAAATGTCCGACAAGACCGTGCCAGTGGCAGGCTTAAACCTCGACTTCAGCGAGTCGCCCGTCATCTACGACTTCATCCAAAGCAAGAACTTTGTGCAGGGGATCATGGGGCCGGTGGGGTCGGGCAAGAGCTACGGCTGCGCGGCCAAGATCTTTATCAAGGCGGTGCAACAAAAGCCATCAGCGATTGACAACATCAGGTATTCACGCTGGGCCATTGTCAGGAACAGCTACCCCATGCTGAAGACCACCACCATCAAGACATGGCTGGAGCTCTTTCCTGAGTCAACCTTCGGCCCCATGCTGTGGACACCACCCATCACCCACCACATCCGGCTGCCAGCCCGTGGTGAGGCCGCTGGCATTGACTGCGAGGTCATCTTCTTGGCCCTTGACCAGCCCAAGGATGTCAGGAAGCTACTGTCGCTGGAGCTGACAGGCGCTTGGGTCAATGAGGCGCGTGAGCTGCCCAAGGCCGTGATCGATGGCTTGACCCACCGGGTTGGCCGATACCCTACCAAGCGCGATGGTGGGGCCACATGGCACGGGATCTGGATGGACACCAACCCCATGGACGACGATCACTGGTGGCATCGCATGGCTGAGAAGGAAAAAATGAGCGGCCAGTACGCTTGGAAGTTCTGGAAGCAGCCCGGCGGTGTGGTGCCCGTGGATGTCGAGGATCTGCCTGAGATGCCAGAGGCCAATGACCATATCTTTGCGTCTGGGAAGTGGTGGAAGGTTAACCCCAAGGCTGAAAACATTAACAACCTGCCGCCCGGCTACTACCAGCAGATGCTGCTTGGCAAGAATCTGGACTGGATCCGCTGCTATGCCGGGGGCGAATACACCTACGTCCAAGAAGGCAGGCCTGTTTGGCCAGAATATGAGGACTCGACCATGTCTGGCGAGACCGAAATTGACCCCAGCGTGCCAATACAGGTGGGGCTTGACTTCGGATTGACCCCTGCAGCCACCATTGGCCAGCGTTTGCCCAACGGCAGGTGGCTGGTTCATCAGGAAATCGTGACCTTTGACATGGGTCTGGAGCGCTTTGGCCACCAATTGCTGGGCGAATTGAACCAGCGCTACCCAAACCACCAAGTCATGATCTGGGGCGACCCGGCTGGCATGGCCAGAGATGCGATCTACGAGGTCACCGCCTTCGATTACTTGAAAACCTTGGGGTTGCGAGCCCAACCCACGGCCAGCAACGACTTCAAGGTGCGCCGCGAGGCCTCTGCTGCCCCCATGCAGCGCCTGATTGCTGGCCTGCCGGGGCTGATTGTGAACCGCGAGTGCAAGCTGCTGCGTAAAGCTCTGGCCGGTGGCTACCACTTCAAGCGGGTGGCGGTCGGGGCTGGCCAAGAGCGGTTTCGGGACGCGCCAAACAAGAACGAGCACTCACACATTGGCGACAGTTTCGGCTATCTGATGCTGGGCGGCGGCGAATACAACCGCATGACCCGCACCCACCAGCTCGGTGGCCGACCCATGGGCCAGTCCAGCGCCAACACCGACTTCGATGTGTTTGCATGACGGTATATCTCGCAGATATACAGCCATTGATCCATGTACACAGCCCATTAGAATCCTTTGCCATGAGCACAGCCATCATTGAATTGCCGTTGACAAATCTGCCTGCGCCAATTGCGCGGCAGAAGATCATGGCCATTCAAAAAGCCTGTCAGGCGCTGCCGGACGGTGAGCGCATGGACGAATCGCCACCCGTCAAGCACTGGCTCGCGCCCGGCATCTATGCGCGTGAGATCCATCTGCCAGCAAACACGGTGGTGGTCGGCAAGATCCACCGGCATCGTCACTTCAACATCATCAGCCAAGGCAGCATCACTTGCTACACCGAGTTTGGTTTGGAAACCCACACCGCGCCATCGTCCTTCATCTCGGAGCCGGGCACCAAGCGGGTGGTTCACACGCATGAAGATGCGATCTGGACAACCATCCACCACAACCCGACCGATGAGACCGACATCGAGACACTGGAAAAGATGTTCACCGCGCTGGAATACGCCGAGCTGGGCATGGAAGTCTATGAATTCAAGGAGGTAATTAAATGAGCTATTTCATCTCTGGTGCCATCATCTTGAGCACTGCATACAACGCAAACGAAGCGCGAAAGTCTAGGCAACAAGCCGAGAATGACCAGCGCACCCTGCTGGCGCAGCAGGCTTCCGATCAAGCTGCCATGCGTACCGAGCTGGCCAAGCAAACCGCTGAATACGCCAAGCAAGGCGCATCCCTTGAACAGCAAGCCCAGATCGCTCGGCAGCAGTTTGAGCAGTCACAGCTCAACTACCAGACCAACAAGCTGGAGATGGAGAAGAAAGCCAAGGAAGTGCAAGCCGCTGCCGACGAAGAGCGCCGCAAAGCTGCAGCGTCCGAGGCATCCGCGCTCAAGGCTCGCACCCGTGGTGGCCGCAGGTCGCTGTTGTCAGGCGAGCGCATGGACGCAGAGTTGGGTATTCCTGTTGACTTGAGTGGCGGCGGGATGAGGTTGCAGTAATGGCCACCCTACCCCAATTCAAACAACGCCAGATCGCCCGGCGCAGCACATCCGACATCGAGCGCTTGGCCAAACAGTACAAGAGCAGCGTCGATGCGCTGACCGGCGAGTATCAGACCGCATTCACCGGCTACCAAGCTGGGGTGGCTGAGAAGATGAAGCCGTTTGAGGCACAGATGACCACCTACAAAGAGTCGCTGCTGCCAACCTATGAGGCGCAGAAGGCCGCATACCAAAAGAGCTTGGACGACTACAACAAACTGTTGGCCGACATTGAGGCCAATCCAGTGACCGAGGCAACGGGAGTCAAAGAAACCAAGGTGCCAAGGTGGGGTTTGTTTGGTCTGGCTGGCTACGAGACCAAGCGGGAGAACTTCACCTATTACGTTCCGAAGGAAATACCCAAGTTCACTGAGACAGCCCCTACCCCGCCAGAGACACCCACGGCTCCGACCATTGAGGAGTTCGACTCTTCACAGTTTGCAGCCAAGAAGGGCGAGGCCGAGAGCACATTCAAGCGCGAGGTCGGTGAGCGCCGGGCTGCCAAGCTGGGTGCCGTGTCTCGCAAAGTAACAAGACCTCTACTCTCAGGAGCCCAGTCATGAAAGACATGAAAGCCAAGATGCAAGACAAAGTCCACAAGGTCATGCGCGAATACAAAGCTGGCAAGCTCAAGAGCTCCAGCGGTGACAAAGTGACCAATCAAAAGCAGGCCGTGGCCATCGCTATGAGCGAAGCTGACAGGCTTAAGAAGGGTAAGTAATGGCAACCAAACGCGCCATGCTGATGGATGCAGAGCTGGAGCAAGAAGAGTATTCCTGCCCCATCGCCACACGCGACTTGGCTGAGAACCTCAAGGCTCGCAACTATGCGTTTGAGCACTACGGCTACGGCCCGGCAAACCCCAACGACACCGAAAACAACCGCGTGTTCTGGCTTAAGAAGTCAATCATGCTCAATACCAGCGAGGCCGAGGCCATGGGCATGCGCTGCGGCAACTGCTCGGCATTTATTGTCACCAAGCAGATGCTGGACTGCATCAAGGCTGGCATCGAGGCCAAGCGGCCAGAGCAAGAGGCCGGATATGACGAGGATGTGATTGAGTCTGCTGAACTTGGATATTGCGAGCTATTGCATTTCAAGTGCGCTGCCAGTCGCACCTGCGATGCGTGGCTAGTAGGTGGCCCGATCACAGACAAAAAGGAAGAAGAAAATGGCAACGAATGATGCACCCGGCGGCATGCGCCTGACACCCGAGCAGATTCTCAAACGACAAGTGGCAGCTCAAGCTAAGAAGGATGAGTTCCAGCAGCTCTACCAAGATGCCTACGAATTCGCCCTGCCCCAGCGCCAGCTCTACGGCGTGTGGGAAGGTGGTGCCACGGGCAGCAAGAAGATGCAGCGCGTCTTCGACTCGACCGCCATCAACTCTACCCAGCGCTTTGCCAACCGCTTGCAGTCTGTGGTTTTCCCTCCCCAGCGCAAGTGGGCCAAGCTAGAAGCTGGCTCAGACATCCCGCCGGAACGCAGGCAGCAGGCTCAAGCCGTGCTTGAGGTCTACCAAGACAAGATGTTCACCGTGCTGAACCAGTCCAACTTTGACATCGCCATGGGCGAGTTCTTGCTGGATCTGGCGGTCGGCACCGCCTGCATGATGGTGCAGCCCGGCGACGATGTGCAGCCGCTCAACTTTATTCCCGTGCCACTGTTCTTGGTGAGCTATGAAGAGGGTGCCAACGGCCAAGT